TCTGTACGAATGTTGCTCCATTTAACATTAATCTATTCCAAATGTCAGAATCTTCTTTTGATTGGACATAGAATAAAGAATCATGTCCACCAATGCTTAAAAATTCTTCTTTATAGAAAGCCCATGGAGCAAACACGCCTCCTGTTGTCTTCTCTTTTTTAGATGACTTTGTTTTCATGTTGTGGACAAGTTCTAAAAACTTACCTTCCATGAATGTTTCTGGTTCTGTTCCTAAATCCGCAGTTATCTTTTCATGTCCCGGAGGATGTAATGGAGGTTCCACTCTAGTAAGTGACACAATGGTTTTTTTATCCACCATGTTTGCTTCAATGGCATCTAGCGCTCCCGGTGCTAAATACATGTCACAATGCCATATAATGCATATATCATGTAAAGATCTTCTAATTAAAGCATCGTACAATGTGGTGTGACCTAATCTTGCGCTGCCTTCGTTGCGCATAACTTTGAGCATAGGATTCACTAAAGATTCACTGTAAACCCATTCCCAAGTACCATCAGTAGAGGCATCGTCGGCAAAACAGATTTCCACTTCATGATTTCCTTTATTTTTCATGATGGAATGATAAGACCATTTGAAATACTTTAAGTTATTTCTTCCAGGAACAATAAAACTAATTTTCATTTACTAGATTATTAAGTTTGTTTATAAAACGTTTTTTAAATACATCTTCATGGTAGTTTTCCTTATACAAGAACAAAGTCTCTTCGGAACATGTATTATAGAAAGTGGGATCTGCTAATTTTCTAACCATTTCCCCTGCCGCTTTTACATCTCCTAGTTCTACGGTAGTATAGGGATGTAGGTACTCCTGGGTGTCTAGGCCTCTGTATCCAATACAGGGAATGCCTAGATATGAACAATTTAAGGCAAAGGTACCGGCCGCGTGAGTTCTCATCAAGTGAATGCCAATCTTAGCCTTATCTGCCAGTGTTTCGATAAAATAAGTCCAGTCCATGTAAGGAAGATGGTTGATATCTGGAATTAGGTCCTCTTCTCCTTTCTTTCTACCCATTGAAGGAGCGAATATAGGAATCAATGGAGAGCCTTCAGATTCTGCTTTTGAGAAAGATTTCCTCCCGCTTAGTGCTGTTAGGAAGGAATCCATTCCACCATACCAAGAACAGGAATTACCTCCAATTACAATACCCTCTGCTTGATATTTCTTAGATACTATGTGCTTCAAAGTATCTTCAATCATTAGAGATGGCATAACTAGACACTCTAAATTAGTAATTCCTTTGTAGTATTTATAATCCGATGCATTATGGCAAAGTAGAAAGTCACAAGTTCTAAGCGCGTTATAGAAATTTATTTGAGTTTCTACGTCATAATCCTGCCAGTACCAGTTGGGTCCTTCCTGCATCATACAGACTTTCTTAGCAAAGTATTCCTTAATAAATTCTACTTCTAAGAAAGGGTCTTTTTTGCCTGGAATAATAATAGCTAAATCCACTTTCTTAAAAGATGGAGTACTTTCTATGTACTGCTTTATTAGCTTGGTGTCAGAAGGGACGTTTAATGCATCTAAAGCAATTGACCATGCAACATCAGTTCTTGCGTTGTGGAAATTTCTAGGGAATTTGACAAAATTGCCTATTTCGGATATTATAGCTATTTTCATATATTACAGAACTTTACAAATGACTCCTTCGCTATCCACTAAAATCACGCTATTAAAAACATTATAACCTGCCTCATGCCCGATATGCTTAACAATCTCCATTCTTTTAAGATCAACGGTTTCATCCACTGCTCTTTTTACACCCTTTGACGTAGGATGTCCATAATCATCAAATGCAATGTATAAATCCTTTTCCTCCCTCTTCATTCTAAGACATCTTTCTATATCTTCTTTTACATTTGAATAATCATGTACACAATCTATAAAGCATAAATCTATTTCATCAGTTATCGTCATGTAAGTCATGTTAGAATAAGCATCCCCAACTATACATGATATATTTTTTCTACCTCTATTATTTTCAATCACTCTCTTAATATTATCATCAGAATGGTCTATAGCATAAACTTTTTCTGCAACATAAGACAACACTCTAGTGGTATATCCCCAATTAGCGCCTATTTCTAAACACGTCTTAATTGATTTATCGGAAAAGAACTCCAATAAATCTTTTTTAAATTTATGAGAAGTCGTGTTCTTATTCTCTTTTTTGTCCGGTATCCCTTGTAGGATTTCTTCATAGTTATACATAAAATAATCTTGTTAGTTTTTGGTAAAATACATTATCTTGATTAACAATAAACTCCTTAAAAAGGTTACACTTATAATGATATTTATCCGGATTTCTATTAATATCGGAGACAACTTTATGATGTTCAGATGGAGATGATGCAAAATTCATAAATGAAGCCGCGCCATAAAAATCAATATCATAAGGATAAGTTACAATAGGACATCTTGAGAAAGCAATCTCGGAATATCTATTATTTATCATGCCTAATTCTCTTTGGCCTTTACCTATAATAGCCACAGCACTTTTTGCAGATTTATATAATGACCCTATATCATTTGGCGGGAGAAGCTCAATCCAGTTTTTATGATTATTCCATCCATTACCATAAATAGATATTACATCATTTTGCTCCGAGAAAAATATATCCCTTTCTAGTTTATATGAATCATCTGTAAGCCTGTTAAATCCCATTCCTAAAAATACATTCTTCTTATCATACTTTGGATTATAAACTAATTCAGAATCCTCAATAGCTAAAAAATAATATTCAAAGTGTTCAGCACAAACATTAGTAAATAATTCATCATACATCTTTTTAGAATTGGTGATTATCTTGTCATAATAAACCCCCCATCCTTTTACAATGCCTTCATATCCTAAAATTCCGTTAGATGTTGCACATAATATTCTATTTCTACATTTTACATTTTTAATTATCTCAAATGTAGCTGCATCTAACATTTCATAATAAATGACATCCGGATCTATTTCATCAATGTTATTCTTATATTTTTCTGCATGTTTAGCATCTATTTTTGACATGTTTAATTGATGCAGCAGAATAACTTCATGTCCTTTCTCATGTAATTTTTTTCCCAATGTTTCTGATAACTTATAATTACCCATGGGATATGGTTGGTGTATAATTAAAATTCTCATTCTTGAAAAATTATTAGCATTTCCATGTTATAAGGGCTAGAGGCATAAACAGAATATCCGTAAGAATTAGAAAGATTCTTGATTGTCTCTAATGTAATGCCTGTATAATCGCATTTTCCATCTTGGTTAGTCCCAAATAAATGAGCGTCGTCAATAGCAATTAAATCATTTTCCTGGGCGGATTCAAAGATAAGCTCGAGTTCTTTTAGGAGTGGAACGTCGTCTTCTCCTCTCGCGTATTTGTCGGCACCTGCGTGAGCGTCTAGCCAAAAGCACATAGGCTCTTCTCTATCCTTCAAAAATTCACGTAGGAAAGATACGCTATCATTCTTATATAACCAAAGTTTTTCAGAGAAATAAGAACCTACTTCGTTGAAATCAGTATCTTCTGTGTCGTCTGTTAAAATAGCTTCAAAAAATTCTCCTTTCTCTTCTAATTTTTTGAACCGGTTAGATGCTATTTTAGAGATAGAGTCACCTAATTCTACAGTAACCCATTTGTCAAAATCATCTAAGTTTCCATTGTGTCGAAGTGCCGTAAGTGCTGACCCTCCTTTAAAAGTCCCTGTCTCCACAAATATTTTAGGACAGGGCCTCCTAAGTTTTTCTTGCGCGATTGCCTGATAAAAGGCTGGTAAAATGTAACCCATGTTATAATCTATTTAAATATTTTCATCGTCTGTTGTTTCGTCAAAATATAAACCGTATATCTCAAACAAAATATCAGCTATTTCATTGTCTATATCATTCACCCACTTAAAATTTCTATGATAGTACATCTTTCTAAACTCGTCTATCAATTCATCATCATTTGAGGCTAATATAAGCGCGACATCTAAATTTATATCTTCTTTATCATTATTAAACCTTACGAGATCTCTTAAAGTTCTTTGTACTAGTTGTAATTTTTCTTCCATAGTTATTTAAATGTTAAGTTGAACAGGTCTTTATCAATCTTATTTTTAACGTAATCTTCTAGTACTTTCATGCTGTATGAGTTATCTGATAAATCAAAATACCCATCCCAGTCGCCTCCTTTCTCCTTCCAGAATTTTCTACCTGTTTCTGACTTTAAAAAATCCTCTATCTTTTTTACATTGTCATTAGGGTGAATACTGTTATACTCATCCATTACATCCCTGTAATTACTTTGTGCTACTCTGTCAGGAATAAATCCATATCTTAAAAAAACATAATAACCAAAAAGATTTTCCGCTTTTAAAAACTCCCCTTCTATTTTTCTAATTTTGCCAAAGGCTTTTAGATTGGCAATTTGTCTTACTAGAATATTTAAACCGGCCCCTGAAATATCCTCACCTCCTTTGTTTGCTACGTTTATAAATTTATTAGTTAAAGTTCCGGTGCTTAAATCATACTCTCTAGCAATATCGTATTTCTTAGACTCAAAAGTAAATGTAGTCTTTCCGTTACTTTTTTTCTCAATGATAACTTTTTTTATATCTGATACGGGTGTTTCAGGAGGTATACCACTCATATATGCCAATAACCGGTATTCTCTCTCTGTTTTTTTGTCCATAAATTTTTTATCAGTTAATTTCTTAGCTTTTCTCCTAGTCAAATTTTCATCTGATTCAGAAGATCCAAAAAATCCTGAAAAATCCACATCTGATATTTTCTTATACGAGACTAGTCCGGCTGGAAATACATAAGAATTTTTATCTACCTTAAAATCACTAACCGAATTTTTTTTCTGGAAATCCTTCTCCGATTTAGAAATATTATTGGCTAGCTTTTTTATATTTTTTTCATGTATCTTTATCTTTTTTAGACTTTTCTCTAAATCATTTAGAGTTTTTTTCATATCATCAGATGCCATGTTCTTTCATTTTATTTAAGAAATCTTGATAGGTGTTTAATTTACTTTGCTTGCTACGTCCGTCGTAGAGCTTATTTAGATTCTCTCGGTTCATATCTCTTACGATGTTATACCATTCTCCTTTTTTCTCTTGCGTGCTTTCTGTCTTATCGAATACAGATAGTGCATATTTTCTTTTTTCCGGGTGCTCCCTATTATGTGCCTTAAGTATGTATTCTACTACATACTGTACGTACATTTTATCCATGACTTTCATACATTCATACATAAAGGCAGTATCTTCGCCACTTAATCCCCAGAATCCTAACGGAATATTTGCTCCCGCTTTTATTAAATCAGAACTTATGCATAAAAAACTTCCATCAAATTTAGGATGATATAACACCTCTACCTCATCATGTGACTCATATTTTTTATTTATCTCATCCATTTCATCTTTAGTCATAACATATCTTATAGAATGTTTTTCAGTAAAACATCTAGGATCTGATTTTTCATAATATGGTAGATTTTTAAATTCGATATGTTCTAAAGGCTCCCATGAAGCATCCCACATTTTCCTATCAGCAAATGTAGTGATATACCTGTAACAATTATCTAAAGCAGCAGCCTCTCTTAGTTCGTCTAATATCCTAAAAGCACAATGAGGTACTAAGCAATCAGTTTCTCCCCAAATAACCCAATCTACTTTATTAGCATATCTATAATTTAAATCTCTTCGGTAATTTACCATGGTGTAAGGTTCGCCCGTATCCTCTGGTAAATCAGTTTGAATTATATTACATTTTGTTTTTTCCTTTAGTAAACTGATTATTTTCATGAATTTCCATGTTATCTCAGTTAATCTAGGCTTGCTTTCGCATATTTCAAAAGACTCGTTAGTATTTAGCAGTAAATCTATGTAGATATTTTCTTGATTTTCTATATCTTTTACCGAGTCTATTATACTTTCTACTAAATAAGGCAACATGTCTATTTCATAAAACATAACATTAGTGCCTATAACATATTTATACTTTAACCTAGTCATATTTGCTATTTAGGAAATTAAAAGTTTCTTGCATCCAGTGGCCGGGAGTTGGCTTAACTCCGCCATTAAAATGATAAATCCAACCAAAAGTCGTGTGGAGCATATCCGGAGTAAGGACCTCAAATCTACTCATGTCCTGCATGTTATACTCGTAAGGCAGATACTCTTTTTCTATATTGTGAATTTCCGTTAAATAATTTAAAATAGGTTGATCTTTACCTACTCCAAGAGATTGAAAGTCCTCTAGTTTACCTTTATTCTCCGAGTAAAAATCTTTTACCAACTCGAAAAATTTTTTATGGGATTTATTGAATACCATAACTCCAGAATTAAAGTACCGGAAAGGACTTACAGATACAGACTTATTAAACAGGACATCGGAACAATTTTCAATACTCCTGCATACCCAATCCATACATCCGAAATTTCTAACTACTCCGAATTTATCTCCTACTAAATCAAATATATAAGGCATCTTGGGATGTACTATAGTGTCAGAATCTACATATAAAACTCTGTTATAATCAATTTCCTCTATATCTAGTAGATTTAGGATGAATAACTTATTCCATTGATATCCTAAGTCAGAAACAACCTCATCGGAAATAGAGAATAATTCCACATTATTTGCATCGCACCACTTTTTCCAGGATTTTGAGCTTATAGAGTATCCTTGATTAGCGGACCTCTCTGATTTATTTATCGCTATTTGTACAACTATATCTTTACTCATAATATTTTTTTACTAGCTCCCATGTTTTTGCCATTAATTCATATCTGTCTCCTCTAGTTGGAAATCCACTAAACATCCATAACCATCCATATTTAATAAAGAAAGGATCCTTATTTCCTATTTGCCAATTATGACTCATCCAATTAAATCTATTTAAATGTGTAAGCATATAAGCAGGATTGAGTGTACATACGTCAAAGGGAATATTATTGTCCTGTAGAAAGTAATTAAAAACAGGCTGATCTGTACCTCTTTTTATTCTTTCATTCTCTAAAAACATAATCTCCTTGTTTTTATCTTTAAAGAAAGTTTCTAAGTCAGATAGAAAACCATAGTTCTTAGAATTAAGGATAACGTTACCAGTGCATATATATTTTTTTAAATCAAAAACTATGGAGAATAAATCTTTATAACCTTGTATTCCCTCATTTATCCAGTATAGATTTTCTAAAGATCTATGACCATAAATAATCTCCGGATTAAGTTCTTGTCCATCCCAAGGAGCGGGTGCATCCCATCTTATCATAGTAGATCCATCAACTGCCCATATCCAATTAGGAGTAATTCCTTTATCGGATATAACTCTCTTCATGTCAAACCATCTCTGCCAAGTAACTTTGGTTCCGGGTTTTTCTGGGTTATAGTCGGACAATTCATAAGGTACGAAAACTACATTATTTTTTTGACACCACCACTCCCATGTTTTCCTAGATACGTCGAGATAACTAAATCCGCCATGTTTATCATTCATGTGAGGATCTTTGTTCTTGACACCAATCCAATAAACAACATTTTGCATAATCTATAATTTGTTTTTATTTCTCATCAAATATCCTAAGTATTTACTCTTAGATTTTTTTTCTAAAATGTAATTTCTATGTATTTGATTCCTAGAATTATTGCACCACTCTAAGTTAGATACGGTATTATTTGTTTTTTCCCCGTCTATATGATTTACTTGTGGGTGATTGTTAGGATTTGGGATAAAAGCCATGGCTACTGCTCTATGCATAGCCACATTGAACCTAGATACAACACCGGTCTCCTTTATTGGGTAAGAGAATCTAATCATTAGATATCCTGCTGTCGTGAAAGATTGAGCTAGAATTGCCTCCTTTAAGGTATAGGATGAATAGTCGTATTCAGATCCATCTTCTCTTTTTCTCTTTTGCGTGCATAACCTGTCCATTCTCTTTACCCTTCCTAAGTTAGATACTTGATACCAATCCTCATAATTTGGAAAAGGTCTCCATATCTCTCCGGGTAAAGATTTTAAATCCATATTTTCACGAATCTCCATAAAGTAAACTTAAAAAAATCGGGATGGCTTTTCCATCATCTCTCAAATAACTTTGTTGTTTTACTTAAACTACCGATTCTAGATTATTAACTAATTAATATATAATAGTTATATGACAAAAGAAAAATAACATTACTCTAATAAACAAGAATTCTTACCTGTTTGTTGAACCAATTCCCAGTATTTTTTACCCGCTGTACCGGATTTATATAAATCCTCTTCATTATAAGGTAATTTATCTATATAATCGGCTTTGCAGAAAAACTCCGGATTTCCTTTAACCACTCCGGCGTTATGGAAGATATTGTTTCGGTACCAAGAATTTTCGTCATCTGTTGCCCAAGAAAAAGATAAGTTGCCGTGTACGATTGTGTTAGCATTCATCTTCCATCCGTTAAATAATATTGCCCACATGTCCGCGCACCAAATTTGAAGTTCATCATAGTTAGGGTCTTCCTGCTTTTTTAAATTGTTAATTGCAGTGATATCCCTAAATAAATTCTCCGAATCTCTTTCTACATCAAACCAAAAATGAGAAGTGATAAATTTTAGAATGTATTGTGCGCCTATGTTATTGTAATTGTTTGCTAATAAGGTTTCTTGAGGTATATTAGCGATAGAACAAACGGAATTGAGTATATCTATTCCTTTACTGTCTATATAGTCATGAGAAAGATATGAATTACAATCAGAACCATACCAGTTAGTATCCTGTATCATAGTATCACTAATCCATTCTTTTATAGGCCTAGTTAATACTATATCACAATCATGGTAGAATATAACGTCATTAACTAACTCAGGATACCTTTCCCAGTGTTGTTTTAGAATATTAGGTCTTATAGAAGAAATATAATTTTTAGATTTTCGTGTATCCGGGTAAAAATAATATTTAACCGAGTTATATTTCATAATAATCTTAAACCAGGGATGAGGTATGGTATTTGTTTCATCTAGCGCGCAAACAATGTTAATCGCCGACGGATCTACACCCATTTCTAGGAAATTTTCAATCATAACTTCTACTTGCCACGCATAATATAAAGTGGCAGGCTGTGCGCAAATAAATTTTAAAGTAGATGGTGGAGCAGCTTGCATGGCAGGTACCGGTGGAGGATTATATTCAGGTATTTGATCTGCCAACTCCTTAATTTCCTTTGACATAATCTTATCCACTTCAGCCCATTTACCTTCAGGACAAGCATTTTCTACCGGAGAAAATATCTTGCTTTTCAATAAACATCCGCATACACCACAATGAATGGTAGGAGACGTTTTTTTGTGTTCGCAGGTATCGCATATTGCTATACGTGCCTCTGCTAGTTTACTTTGTTTTTCGTTGGGGTTTAGTTGAATTCCCCATGATCTTAAAATCTCTATAAATTTGTTCATGATTCTTTAGTTACTCCATTCAGGTTTGCCAAAATATTATAAAAATGTGTTACAAAATTCTGCGGGGAATACATATCAATAAGTGTCTTCCTCACATGATTATTAATATCCCTAACCTCATTATTGTTCAATGATAATACAACATCAATAATCTCATTTAAATCATCCCAACTATTATTACATGCAAAATAAGTATCTCTATCTATGTAAGGATTAGGATAAGTAATGACATTATCCATGAAAGGCTTAATCAATATACATCCCATATTCCATGTCTCGAAATCTCTAAAACATATCTCACCCATGCCAAAAGGAGATACAACACATTTACTCTTCATCAATTCTATGACATAATCTTCAGGAAGAAGCCTACAAGAAACGACATTATAGGTGCCATCCAACTTATCCAACTCGTCCAAGCTCCGCTTTCTATGTCTACTATAATATAAATCGTTGCGAATTCCAAAGTCATAATTCTCCTTATGATCCGCTTGATAAACTGCAAATACATCATGTTCTTTTTTTACTTCATGATTCGCAAATTGAATGTATTGTGGATGATAGTACCCGAGATTATAACCAGATAAAACAATGTCATCATATCTTTTTACATCATAGGAAATCTTATCCTCCCGGCCGGCATACATGTTCCACCATTCTTTACCCAATGGAGATGGAATGCTATATACATCTTTAGCATACATTTGATTCTTTATTAATCTCTCTGCATTGCTATTCTCAAATACTTCATAAGATCCTAAAATAGATGGAGAATCAGAACCATCATATAGCATGTATCTCCCATCTATCTCATGTAATCTTTCCAATCCATAATCAATAGACTCCTGTAAAGACTTCGCCCGCCGGTTAATAAAACACTCGTCACCTAAAATGCTTATATCCCAACTGTCCTTACTACTCCCAGCAATAATAAAATCTATTCCTACATCATTGAACAATCTTTTATACATCAAAAATCCTCTATATGTAGCTCTATTCCTTCCCTTATCACTATCAACTAATCTAATACGTAACATAAGTTCAACATTTAGGAATAATCATATTATAATTTAGAATACATTTCATTTTGACTTATCTGCTTACTAATATCCTTAACATGTAATAAGCACCAATCCCAATCACTAGGAATAGCAGAGTAATGTGAATATCCATCAATTACCTCATGTACCTTATTCTTAAATCTTATACTATCCTTGTTCCTGTAAATCCTAGTTTGATAATCAGGAAAATTAATAATGGGCTTATGGTAAACAACTATTCTACTATCTCCTTTATCATTTACCTTATAATCCTCTTTAATCAGATTATTTATCTCAAGAACCTTATAAAACTCACTGTAAATACTTATAGGCTCCGTAGTAGAACCTATAGCATTTTCCTGTTTACTTATATTCCATCTCCATTGATTTATCCAATCCTGCGTAAGACCCTCTACTATATTCACTCTAGGAACAGCAATCATCTCCATGTCTTCATTAATCTCCAACAATTCTCTGACATTATAAAGCAAATAATGATTCAACAATTCATCTGCATCAATTTGAAAAATCCATTCTCCCCTTGCATGTTTGAATAAATTGTTTTTAAATGTTGCAAAATCTCCGTTCAATGGAAAATTTACATGCTTTATAGAATCCGAGATGTCATGATTATTAATTACATGCAGAACATCTTTAGTCACTTTAGAAGAATCGGTCTGTACTATAATCTCTGCGTCTACGCCTAATACACCTTCTAACTGGGAAAGCAATATAAACAATTCCTCGTTCTCGTTGCAGGCAGTAACACAGTAGGAAATAAATATGTTATCCAATTTCTCTGTATTTTGGAGCGTTTAATTCATAAAGTTTCTCAAAAGCTAAGGCAAAACCGGTCGATTCAAATTCAATAGCGTTGTCCACATCTACTTTCCTTTGAATTTCTGCATTAGGGTACGATTTAATGTCGTCCTTAGTGAAGTCCACAATAGCGCAAACTTTCCATACTAATTTTCGATTATCACCCTCGTCCGGAAAAATAACCGCCTTGTCTAACGAGAAAATAAAGGGGTACCAAACGCTGTTATCCACGTCAATGTGCCTCTTGTCGATGCAAATCCGGGGCAGCGTCGACTCATACTGAATCTGATTATCCGACCCAAGAACAAGACTTGAGTCTGTATAGTAGCCGCTGCCCATACACAATTTGGTAAGAATCCCAGAGTCAGTGAGTTCAACAATAACTTCATCTTTTCCTGTTATAGGAGATTTCTCTTCTAATGTTTCGCTAATCATTCTACTAGTTTTAGTTTTGGTAATTTTAATGTATTTAATTTAGGTTGATTGCTAGACTGATTTGTCTCAATGGAATCTAAGATTTCCTCTAACTTATCTACCATTTTCTCAAAAGAAAAATGAGTTAGTGTATGTACTCTTTGCTTCTCCGCGTTTTCTTTGTGTTTTTTATATCTTGTGAAAACATCCGCAATAACCCCAGCCGAATACATATAATCAACAGTAAACCACTTTGCCTCTTGAATAAACCACTCATTCAATACAGATCTATCTACTGGCTCTAATCTGCCCGGGAGTAGAGAAGAATATTTTGGATGTAAAAAATCAAGATGTCCGGACCAATTAGAAGCAATAATAGGCTTCCCAGTTACAGAAAATTCTGCTAAAGGTCTGCCATACCCCTCTCCCTTAGTAAAAGAAATCATCGCCTTTACCTTTGGGTCATTATATAGGTTATTCATTTCTCCATCAGATAAATCTCCGTGAAGTATATAAATATTAGGCCCTTCCTCTCCGTCTATTATAGACCTGATTTTAGATTGTATTTCGTTTAAATCACCTACCGAGTATTTACCTCCACTAGTTTTTAGTATTAACGCCGGCCTATTATCCGCGGGCATTCTTTTAAATGTATCAAAGAATACTTTTATCATGGCTCCTACATTCTTTCTATCATTCCCAAAAGAACCTTGAAGCCAATGTCCTACAAATAGATAACAGAAATCTTCTTTAACATGGTCTAGAATCCTCATATCTTCATCAGGATCCATTTTATTTGTATATACTGTTGTATCAACCCCCTCAAATAATATCTCCTTTCTGAGGCCATCTCTGAGCTTTAGAGTCCCTTCTAGCTGATTTGTATTCTTGTTTACTTTGTCAAATACAGAATCATTTATGACATCCAGAGAATGTTTAGATGTTGTAAGAAGCATGTCCATGTTATTACATCCTTCAATCCATTTAGGAGCACACATGTCTGTTTCAATTCCAGCAGTAAATCCTATATTATACTTCCCGCATCTAACAAACTCATTAGGAATAGTTAGTTGTATGAAAATATCGTCGTTTGCGTCGGTTTTAGGTACAATTCTTTTTATAATCTCTAAATCATTTGGATTATTCTTGTCTAGTGCATTGGTCGGTGTATTTCCCCATGCCGTAGAGACAATCTTTAAATCGTACTTATCCTGTAATGCTATTAATGCCCAGGCAATATCTCTACCATGTGCTCCATATCCTGAAGCTGTATATACAGGTGCTACTAGAGTTACTTTCTTTTTCATAAAATTCCTATTGCTTTATTGTTTTTTTCCGGTTTTATTTTGTGAAGTGAGAACCTAGATCTAGGTTTCCAGTTTTCTAAAGCTATACCTATGTTTTTGATAAATCTATTGCTCATTTCTTCAGCAGACATGCCTATTTCAGGACTTAGTGCAAAGTCTATACCTTTACTTCCTAATGCCTTTCTTTCTATTCTTGGAATATTATACCAATGTAAAAGAGCTATAGCTACATCTTCAAAAGAAACCCTATCATCAAAAATATATGGAGTAGCAGGAGAGCCCTGCAAAGATCTATTACTAGGAAATATAGGATAAGCCCATTCTCCATGGTTTCTAAGAACTCCTGAATGATTTGTAGGAAAATCTTTTGTAAACTTCATGTGATTTCCTTTACTGTCCACAAATCCACATTGATCCTGTAGTCCTCCTGTAACATTATTTATAATTGGAGTTCCGGCCATTATAGCTTCAGCTCCTGATAATCCAAAACCTTCGTTAGATGCTATATTTACAACAACATCGGCAAAATTATACCAAAAATTTAGAGTTTTAGTGTCTATTTTCTTATCTGAAAAAATTACTTTACCTATTGGGTTTATGGCTTTTACAGTAGCTATTAAATCTGTCCCGTTTCCATCAATAGGGTCTGTATGCATAACCAATACACATCTACTAGCTTTGTTGTAATTTTTTAAAAGTTCGCAAAATTTACTAAAAGCAAGTATGACATCTCCTGGTTGTTTTCTCCTTATGTTCCTATTGTTCCAAAATACTAAGAAATCTGTTGGAGTTTCTTTTTTGAACTCAGATATGTATTTCGTGTACTCTTCAAATACTTCGCTCTTCTCTGATATTTTATAGATATGCTTATTGTTTATTCCATGTGGGATATAAGCAGTATATGTTGTGTCATTCGAAAAATTTTCAGGCATTCCAGAATCTAAGTCATGAGATTTATACTCGTTCTCTTCTAAAACTACATTAACTAAATTATGAGTCTGTTTGGAAATGTTGAATATAAAATCACATGATGCGTAAAATTCTGCATTCCAATGAGGGTATGGTAAATCGTCCCATATATTATAGTACATTAAAGGAATAGATGTTCTAATTTCTCTCTCCATGTCATATAACCATTCCCAAAAACGAGGATCCGTAAAATGCAATATTGCATCAGGCGATTCTCTGGAAATAACTTCCCTCAATTTTTGAGGATCTCCGTATCCATTATTGGGGTAGATTAACACACTAGCATCATCAATACCCATTTCTTTGTTAACATCCTCTGAGACATCAATTATTTTACCCGCATCAGGGTTTTTGATAGCGGCACCTAGTTGAACCCAATCAAAGTATTTTGCCGTCCCAACAACGAGTTCCCTAGACATTACACCAATACCCGAATTTAGACGCAGGTCATCCGAAAGAAGAAGTATTTTTTTCTTCTTTGGTCTATTGGTTATTTTCCTTAGTTTAGGTAATTCAAAATTCATTTTATGTAATTTATAATTTTATAATCTATTCTCTACAGGACAAATATCATGTCTATCATTAAATTCACAGTAATTACAATTAAAACAATTATTTCCCTTTACGGCTGGATATTCAATATCATGTCTATAATTACCTTCTTTATCAAATACTGTTTTTACGAAACTTTTAAAATTATCTAAAGCTAAATCAGTAGATTTTTTTGATTGAGCGGGTTTAAATAGTTGTACTCTGCTAAGAGGAAAGTCATAAGCATCTGTTATTCTTCTTACAATGGTAAATCTAGTATCTATTTTTTCATAATCTAACCCTAAACTCTTAGATAGAAAAGCCTTGTACAGTAATACTTGAGAAGTCTTTATTTTATCTTTCTTAGAATAAGAACTCCATCCTTTTCCCGAAGTTTTTATATCATCTATTATTAAAGTATTATTTAGCTTGTCATAGAATAATAAATCTATAAAAAGAATAAAATAGAGAGGTTCCTCTGAATTTAATATTTTTATCATCAGAGGAACCTCAACGCCTAAAAGCGTCCAATTTTGTCTATCGTAATATGAATTATAGTTACTTCTTATATGATTTAGGATTTTTACACCCTGTTCACAAAATTCAGATAATTCTGAACTCGTGGAAAAATGCTTCCCATAATTATTAAAATCTCTCTTATATATCTCTTTTATTTTATTTATTAACTCTGTATCAAAATTAACTTTTTCATTTTCTTTAGTGCTTTTTTCATGGTATAAAGTTATATACTCTTGTAGTACTTCATGAAAAGCTGTGCCAAAAGTCATGTGTATAGAAGGAGGTCTCGTCCCTAACTTTAACGCGTAGCTCAAGAACCATTTTTTAGCACATTGACTATACATAGAAAACTGAGAGAATGAAACATGCCTGTGAGGTTTTTGTTTTACTTCATTAGCAAAAACTATAGCCTCGTTCAACTTTAATTTTAAATCTTCCAAAACCATTTATTTTACTTATGACAATTTTTCCATATCTATAGGCTCTCCGCAAGCGTCGCATACAAATGCAGGCATAGTGACAACTTTATCTTTTGTAGTACCAGTATACAATTTACTAATCCTTTTGAGAATTAAAACTTGTTTAAAATACTCATGTTCGCAAGCGTCACAGCAGATAGAATCCATTTGTTCCGGAGTTATCTGTATTTTTGCAGGTTCCATTGGTGGTAAATTCATTCTTTTAGTTTTTAATAAAACGTTAAAGTAAATAAAAAGTTCTAAGTTCTATAATAATTAGTTCATAATTATTATTTAATGTCCTTCTTGCCAATTTTTAGATAATTCAGGAGGTGCTTTTAGGTCTATACTCAATTTTGTAGAGTTTTCCATTATATCTTGGACTATATCTAATGCTTCATCTTTCCTAGAATTTTCCACCTTGAATATTAACTGATCATGGATTTGTGCTACGACTAATCCTTTAATTCCTCGTTTTATAAATTCTCTATTAACTAATAATGCAGATTTATTTACTATATGAGCTGCCATAGACTGTATTTGAATGTTCTTAGCATTGTTTAATCCATTCTTATAATCTCTATACATGTCTAAAATTTCTTTCTCGCTGAAATCTCTTTTTAGGCTTTCTCTAAAATCATAATCAAGTAGCTTGTCTTTGAATTTTGTATAATATTCTTTTACTTTTGGTAAATGTCTTATTCTTCCGGATTGGCATTTAATATATCCATTATTTTTTACAAACTCTTCACTTTCTACCATCCATTTTTTAAGTTCCGGATATGCATTTAAATACCCATCTATTAATAATTTTGCTTCTTTAGTTGAAACATCTATGGTTTTACTTAAAGCAAATGCAGACATTCCATAAGGAATACCGAGAGAATAACTTTTTGCTTTATTTCTTAAAGTCTTATTAGCTTTCTTTAAAAAATTACTATCCTCCGGATCTGCCGAGTATTGCGATAATTTTTCGGTGTCTATTGCTATTCGAGAATAAAAATCCCAATTCTTCCTGAATATATCTCTAAGGCCTTCATCCCCACTTATGTGAGCAAATATATGAGGCTCTAAACTAACATAATCACAGTCTATAAAAGTAGTACCCTCATCACAAATAAAAAAGGTTCTAATCATATTCGTATATTTGTAAACTCTAGGATCTATTCCTTGATCTGATTCAAAAGGTCTAGGTAGTTGTTGTGCATCACTACTATATCTTCCAGAAACAGTTCCATGTTGTTGATAGTAAAAGTAATATCTTCCATCTTCACAACTGTCTAAAAATCTATCCATATATGCTGATTTTAGTTTATTCAGCTTGTTGTACACAGTTAATTTTTTGCTCCAATCGTATTTATCACTTATTGTTTCTACAAAAGATTCATTAAATTGTGCTGCTCCTTTATCAGTATATGTTATGGGTTTTTCGTTTAAAAAATTAAATACAAAAGAAGCTAATTGTTGTTTTGAGTTAATATTTATAAGTTCGTTATCGTTAGATTTTTTCCATAAATTGACAGAAGAAAAAGCTAGAAGTTTTTTAAGATTATCGGAGACAGATGTAGGAGAAAATGATTCTCCTAAAAGATACTTTTTTACCTCGTTTTCAGGTAAAGTTAAAACTTTATTTTTTAGTATTTTTATTTCATTTTTATCATTTAAAAAATGATTTGAGATACCCGCTAATTTAACAAGTTCCGGAAGGATAGCTCCTCTTGCTGGAATCCATGTGTCTCCTTCTTTTTTGAAAGGAGGGTATTTGCTGTTAGCGGTAAAGTAAACCCAACTTTTAAACTCACTAGATTCCCTTAATGAAGCATACACCTCTTCTTTTATAGATTTTATATCTTCGATAATATCTGCTTGCGCTCCTTTAATCTTATCAAAGTCCATCAGAATTCCCTCTCTTTCCATAGGAACAGTAACTTCTTTATACAAAGGCATTACTTCGATATTATAGAAAAAATCTTCTAGTCCTTCTTTTTCTAATACCTTAGAAAAAAGTAAGAAAATTCTTAATGTTAAATCGGTGTCCGCACAAGCATACTTAGATAAAATATTTAAATCAGCTTTATATATCTCAAAATTATCCTGGGTTATAAGACCTCCATTGTTTTTTACAGATTCTTTCATCAAAATCTGTTCCTCGTTTGCTTCTTTATCTACATCTAAATCTATATACTTTTGAACAAGTTTTCCGATAGACTTAAGAGCAAAAGGCCTACCGTATCCTACAGAACCCTCTTCTCTAGTTGTATGCACTAATAAAATAGTATCTGCGTGTAAAGATGGGAGCAAATCAATCCCATAATTACTTAGAACAATAGAGGTATCATAAGAAGCATTATGCATTATTAGTTTCTTACCTAATAATTTATTAATAAGGCCTTTAGCTAATTTAACATTACTGTATGAATCTATAGATAAAGCAAGTAATTCTTGTTTTTCTACTGACCATTCATAAGTAGGCAAATAATAAGATAATCCAGGTTCAAAACCAAATGATATACCTACGATAAGATCTTTTCTTACGTTAAGACCCGTCGATTCTACGTCAAAACTTATGATATTGTAATTATTTATCTTTTCAGCTAAATCTTTTACTTCATCTAAGTTTTTACATGTAATATAATTTTTTATAATTGCCATAACCTTTTTTTATAAAAACTAAACATACTATAAATAATCCGCAATAAATTTTAACATCTCTTCTACTGTAGCGTCTCTTCTTCCAGTGTTAGCAAAAACTGTAGTTAAGACAACATTATCTATACGATATCCAATATTATTGTCTAACCTATCTAAACTAGGCTTTCTTAATCTATCCTCCATTGTAAAATCTATTGGTATATTTAGCCAATAACACATTCCGTTTTGTTTTTCTCTTAAATTCTCTAGGAAATTACCATTTATTTCCCTGTCTCTAAACCTCTTCTCTTTGCTTTCGTCGCTTTCAGTTTCTGCTTTTTTCCTAGTCTCTCTCCCTATTACGCTATTTAATACTCTATACTTCCAGTTACTATTGTAACATTTCTTACAAACACATCTTCTCTTTCCACTTCCTTTTAAATGAAAATCTCCATCTTCCTTTTCTATGTTACAACTATTACATACTCTCATAGAATATAATCAATCTTTTAAATCATCAAAATTAGTCCATTCTTTATCTCTTAATATTAATGCTATGTAGCCAACTAAATCAACTATATCGTTTTTTCTTAGTTCGGAAGATGTTTGAATTCTTTTTAATTTATCATCAATCCTATATCCATATTTATGCTTTCCTGTAAAGATATTTAATGGAGAATCCGCTGCCCCATTATATTTATCATCTTTGTATATAACTAATTCTTTCAAATTATCGAATATTTCTTCTAGTTCCGTCTTTTTACGCCCGATCATCATTTTGTTTTTTTTATAATAACCAAATAACAACATAATAGTTTTAAGAAGAGAGGCTAAAAAGCCTCTCTAATTTTATTATCATCCTTCGCAAACAATACATTCAGAATATAAATCTCTTTGTTGTTTACTATCAGCTCTCAAGTTACTTTCAGATCTTAAGTAATACAGAGCTTTTATTCCTAGTTTCCATGCTTCAATGTGTACTTGATTTATCCATTTAGCAGGAGCGTCGTGGAAAAAAGCAAGATTCAAAGATTGTCCTTGATCTATATACTCTTGTCTAACGGCAGCTTGTCTAACTAGTTCTAATTGATTAATTTCCTTAAAGGTTCTAAATATCTCTTTTTCTTCTTCGGTTAATCCATCTATATTTTTAACAGATCCTTTATCTTCTGCAATTATATCCCATGTTTGAGGAGTATTTAATCCCTTTTCATCTAATAATGCCTCTAAATCCGGGTTTCTTCTTAAATGCGCTCCTTTTGCGTCGTCATCCATGTATAAGTTAGCTGCGAATGGCTCAATTCCTTGAGATACACCACCGGCTAATTTAGAAGAGCTTCTATTAGGTGCTACGGCAATACATGTTAAATTTCTGTAACCGCTACCTTTACACCATGTAGGTTCACCAAATTCATTAGCCATCCACATAGAAGCCTTATCTGATTTTTCCTTCATGTGACTAAAGATAACTCTAGTTAGTGAAGTTGCTTGTATGCCTACAAAAGGAATTCTCATTTTTTGTAGCAATGAAGCCCATCCCAACGCTCCAAGTCCTAACGCCCTAGATTTTTCAGCAAATTTTATAGAGTCTTCAATTCCTTGTATGTGTTTGGCTTTGTCTAAGAATTCAGAAATAACTGCGTCTAAAAATATAGTAGCGTAATAAACTGCATCTGTTTTCGACCACTCCTCCCACTTATACAAATTCATAGAAGATAAGCAACATACAAAAGTGTGATTTTCATCAGAAGGTAGCATTATTTCTGCACATAATTGACTATGTCTTACCTTAAGATTATATGTAGAAAATGTACTTTTGAGATTGGCGTTAGCATTATCTGTAAAAAAGGTATAAGGTTCTCCAGTTTTAACGCGAGTTTTAATATGCTCCAACCATAATTCTCTCTTGCTACCATTCTTATTAACGACCTCCTCCATAAAATCATTGGAGAATTTAGCACCCATGTGAATATTATGACATTGTCTATTAATATCTCCCTTGGGTTCTCTAATTTTCAAGAAGTCCGAAAATTCAGGATGGTTTGCGGATAGGTATAAAGCTACAGCACCTCTTCTCATCTTACCTTGCTTAGACGCTATGATAGTAGAATCAAAAGACTTCATGAAAGGTATAATTCCATCAGTAGTGCCGTTGGATCCATCTTTTATTGGTGCTCCTTTAGGTCTAATTTCTGAAAAATCATAAGCCGTTCCTCCCCCGTGTTTAGATAATATAGCCATTTCAAGGTTCTTTCTGTATATATCGTACATAGAATCTCCTATATACCCACCAAAACATGATATAGGTAATCCTCTGTTAGTTCCAAAGTTGCTCATTACCGGGGTAGATGGTATTAACCAACCATTCCAAAGTATCTCGAAAAACTTAGAAAATAATTCGGGCTTATTTAAATAATTTGCAGCCGTACCGGCAATTCTATTATAGGCTTCTTTTGGAGTTTCTTTATTTTGTAAGTAACCTCCAAGTATAGTTGTTAGGTATAAGCTATTATTACCCCACTCAGGTATGTCATCTATGGACCAACCTTGCTTTTTAGCTAAATCGTGTAATTCGTTCATTGTTTATATTTTAAAATAAGTCATCACTGTTCCAATCTTCATTAGGTTTTGCGTAGCCGGTTTCTCTATTATCAAAGAAGTCGGTTTGTTGCTCACCAGATACCATAATGTAAAACCAGGACATGTCTTCCATTAATTTTGGGTTTACTTTGTATACGGGTTCTAATCCTAATTCAACTAGTTTTCTATTAGCTCTGTCGTACATAAAATTCTTGAGTTCTTCTTTTGATATGGTTTCTAGTTCTCCCATTTCAAAAATACTCTCTATGTATGAGAATTCATTTACAAGAGAGAGTTGAACTCCTTCTATGATACTTTTCTTAAATTCCCATGTCCAGATGTCAGGATTCTCTTTAACTAGTTCTCTAAACAATTTACATCCTGCTTCACTATGTAAACTCTCATCCCTTACAGAAAATATCATTTGTTGGCCAATGCCTTTTAATCTGTTTGACTTTCTAAAAGAGAGAAGAACCGCGAAAGAACTAAACAATTGAATGCCTTCGGCGCATGCGGAAAATAATGCTATACTTCTTGCAATGTTTGATATGGAAGTATCATTTTTATCTACATCAATCAGAACTTGCAATTTATTCATGGTAGCCTCATCTTGCATGAATGCTTGAAAATCATCTAAGCCTAGAGAATCATTTAGATATGAATAGGCTGTCGCATGTATTGTTTCAAATGATCCAAATGTTACTGCCATCATCTTGATTTCAGGAATTGGAAACCATGTAGTAACGTATTGAGACCAATAATCATTTACATGTGTTTCAGTTTGGGCAAATCCTTTTAAGATGTTACCAATGACATTTTTTTCAGATTTAGTAAGATTTTCATCCCAATCTTTGATGTCTTTTTGCATATTAATTTCTGTATGCAACCAGTGGGCGTTCTGCTGTTTGAACCAATAATCATAAGCCCATTGATACTCAAATGGTTTGAAATGCAATCTTTCTTTTAGTAGAGGCATAATGTGAAAAGTTAAATGTTTATAATTTTGTTTTCGGTAAGAATAAATACCTACTTAGTTTGAAATTTCATTGTACTCCTTAAAAAACTTGTCTACTTCCGCAGGATCAAAGGCACTTGAATTTTTTGGAGCAGGACCTCTATCATCATCATCTACATCTGCTATTAGATTGTTAATGACATGTTTTCCACATCTTGTATCTAATGTTCCTTCAAATGATAATCCTAAATCTCCTAATCTTGATGCTACAATATGATAAATGTTTTTTCTTGATAGTGAGAACATGAAGTCACATACCATGAGAACGTTATAGGATTCTGCAATGTGTTCTCCATTTACAATTTTAGCTGATTCGGATGTTCTATTTGCTTGAGAGGGAACCCATGCTGGAACTCTATATTCATCTGCTATGTTTCTAATGTCTGTAAAGATTTCATCTAATGCAAATCTTTTTTCTGTCTTTGTAGATTTTAGTAATTTTGGATCATCTATAATGATTAATCCCGGCGAAATTCCTTGATGAATACACTGATCTAAATGCCCTCTGATAGTCATTGTAGATGCTTTGTACGCTCCATATTTCTTGATGATTAACTTGCCTGGAATTTCATCCATTTTCTTATTAATCAAAGGCATGTTATCTTTAGACAAGTTATCTAATGATATGTCTGTAATGTAAGCGTCAATTCTCTTTGAAATTTGAGTAGGATATAATTCCATGGTATAGTAGATTACGTTCACCCCTAATTCCATAGCGTGAGCAGCTAAAGATATAAGTAACCATGATTTACCCCCCTTTGGCGGACACAATACAACACCTAATTCTCCAAAAGACAGACCTCCTTTCATATAGGAATTAAGAACAGGCCATGGAGTAGGAATAGGATTTCTATCATCCTCCATGTATCTATTTTCTAAAGTTTCTTCATACATGTATCCTAAGTCTAATTCAGAACCTGCATTATGCGCTTTGTTTATAACAGAAAAAGCAGCATCAAAATCATTTCTTTTAACTAAATCAACAGCATTTCTTAGTGCTTTTACATACTCTCTATTTCTACAAAACTCTACAATTTTGTCTTTGACATGTTGTAAGTCCTTTGAGTCAGCAAAATCCAAGGAACTCTTAAGGAACATGTAAATATTCTGGGCAAAAATCTTGTTTCTCTCTGCTTGAGAATCATTTTCGTCCTTGTTTGCTAATTCTTTAATGTTTATTTTCAAAACATCTATTGTGGGTTGGAGTTTATATGTCTCATAATAGTCATACATTTTTTCCACTACCCAAGACATAGCCTCGTTCTCAAAATAATTTGGATCGAGAATGTCAATAATGCGAGTAAAGAAATTCTCGTCATTGAGTAAATTGTACAAAACCTTCTTTTGAAAATCCGTACCAAAAGAATTTAATAAATTGGCTGTCATTGTTTATGATTTTAATCTGTTTACAAAGTTTCTATGCCATGAATCAAAGTCGTTAATCCTAGAGAAGAGCCCGTCGAACGCAAACATCTGCATAAATTCATAGTCATAACTAGAGGGTACAAAATCCTGCAATATTCTCCTTATTGCACTTTTTGTATGGTAAGAGACATCAACATTATGCAACTGAATTAATTTATAGTTTAATTCTAATTTATCGAAATCGCTAATAAGATTGTCTAATCCCTTATATTTTTTACCCTCTGAAATCAAATCCTTTGCTCGGTTATAGAAGAAATCTAAATCCTCTATTTTAGTATTTCTTATCTCCGGAAAAAACTTGATTATGTTTTTTTCTCCTATAGAACCAAAGCTAGGAATATTGTCGCTTCGATCCCCTACAAAAGCCTTGTAATATACGAAGTTTTCTGGGATAATTCCAAATTCTTCGACAACTTTTTTTGGAGAATACATGATTTTTTTTGTAGGATTATAAACTTGTATGTTTTCTGATACTAACTGTAGGTAATCTTTATCAGATGACATTATAAATTTATAAGTATAATCATTTAATTCAGATGAGTTTACAAGTATGGAAATAACATCATCCGCTTCAACACCATCCATAATTAATTGGACAACAGGTAAATTATTCAAATACTCTATAAGTCTTCTAATTTGTCTTTCTGATTCTTTATCGGTACTCTCTGTTTTATTTTCTGTGAGTCTATTCAACTTAAGTCCTTTGTGTTTGCCGGATTTATATCCTTTATACATTTTTTTTCTTCTCACAGATCCTCCTTGTCCGTCAAATACAACAATAACTTTATTTATGTTGTAGGTCTTAACAAAAGAAAACATACTTTCTAAAAATCCAAAAACACCTCCTATAGTATGACCATCTGTATTTATTGTGGGATAAGCACAAAAACATCTAACAAATAAATTAGTTCCATCTATTATAAGGACAGTCTTTTCGTTGGACATAAATCTATGATTATCTAGTAATTTTGATAAATCAAATGTCATCTTCCATTTCTTCTATGTGAATAAATGGAGTAGAATCTCCTTCGTCGCTGCCGTCTCTTTTAATGTAGGTTGTTATGTAATAATCTGAAATACTAGAAAGTATATCTTTGCGTATTTCTTCCCTAGAGAATAGTTTATCATGAAAATCTTTGCGTTGAAATCTTATTTCTTCTAAAATTTCTCCAGTTTCTCTATTGCAGTATTTATAAGTGTACCAGGCTCCGGAAGATGTTGCAATACCTTTATCTTTTAGGAAATCCATAATTGAACTTACATCATCAATTCCTGAGTTATACATAATATTAAAGGATGCTTTTCTATGTGGAGGGCCTATTCTATTCTTTATAATCTCTGCTTCTGTAGTAATACCTAAAGGTAAATCTTTTTCAGGACCTTGTATTTTTCCTTTCTTAACTAACTTAACTCTTATAGACGAGTGAAAACCGATAGCCTTACCTCCTGACGTAGTGTAAGAATCTCCCATTCCTGGTCTAGCTTGTAAGTTCTGTCTGAGTTGGTTAGTGAAAATTAAAAGAATCTTTTCTCTGCCTAATAAGTTTGTAAGTTTACGCATGGCCTTAGAGATAATGATTGCCTTTTGTGTAGCCCATCCATCTTTATCATAATTGCCTTCAATTTCATCCTTTGTACTTGCGCCCATTACTGAATCCACAACAATAGTTACGATTACATCTTTGTTAGATGCTCTCATTTGTTCTATGATGGTTTCAACGGAATTAAAAACATCTTCAATAACCTCGTGCTGAACATAGACAAAATTCTTTTTTAAATCTACGCCTATCGCAGTTAAAAACTCCTTGCTCACAGCACTTTCCGTATCTATGATAATTCCGATTCCTCCTTTCTTCTGTGTTTCTTTTATAGCGTGAGCAGCTAATAAAGATTTTCCAGACTGTTCTAGTCCTATCAATTCTACAATTTTACCTACGGGGTACCCGCCATTCTCTCTATTAGAGATAGCCATATCTAATGTTGTACATCCGGTAGATACAAAGTCGCTAACATTTGTAGGAGCTAGCGTAGAGTCTTCTAGCTTGTAAGCTACTGTCCCTATGTCTTTTTTGTACTTAGCATTTATTGCATCTATCAAAGATGATGCAAAAGATGTGTCAGTCCTCTCTTGGGAGGATTCCTTTTTCTTTGCCATAATTAATCTTTTTTATATAGAATCTAGAAATTTAGAAAAATCGTCTTCGAGTGATTTAGTAGCTACGGGTTTTTCAACCGGTTTATTCCTAACTTCTTCTGTAGTTTCTTGCGTCTTTCCACCACCTCTTATAATTTCAGTTGATTCCGGAGCCTTGCTTTTTGAGAATAAAGATCCTGCCAAAGAAGTTACCATTTTTTCAATCTCCTCTTTTGTATGGGTAATATATAAATCCTCAATATTTCCCATTTCCTCGTATTGCCTCTTAAAATCTTCGATGGTATAGCCTTCTTCCGCTCTCTCTATCAAATTAGTCGGGCTTCTCTTCGCTGTAATTTCTACGCCACCTCCCGAAGGTTTGGTGATAACCAAATCAGTTCCTATCTTTAAGTCAAAGATTTTTGAAGATTCCTCTCCTTCTTCCTCAAAAATAGTGTTCATAATATTAAATATCTTCTCGTAAGTCTTAGTGTTTACAGGCCATACCTTAATTCCAGAAGATTCTTTTCCTCTTAATAGAATAGGAACATAGTAAAACTTTTGAGGAGAGAAATACTTAATAAACTGCTTGTTGTTCTCATAATCTTCTCTGTATAACTTGTTTGCAAAAATCTCGGCAGGATCTTCTTGTTGGAAAGTCTTAGGAGAGGCGAACTCATAATTGGCTAGACCTATTTTTGTAGCGTAATCTCTGCCATGTAGATATACCGTATAAAAAGGCCACTCAGGGTCTCTTTTATTTGGTACTATCCTAATGGTGGAAGTTCCGGATGTAGGTCTCCAAATGTAATCAAAAATGTTTTTACCTTTCTTTCTACCTATAGGACCGGAGTTAGAAAGTTTACTCGCTTCTTGTTTGAAACGTTCTGCAAAATTACTCATAACTATATAAATTAAATGTTAGAAATATTCTTTTTGTAAAGAAACTTTAAGTCAATTATTCTCAATCCATCAGATCCTGTAACTATTAAGCAGTTCTCATAAGCATACCAGTCAATCTTGTAATTAACATCAAGTTTACCGTTATTAGATTGCTCTATAAGTATGTTAAGACCATTTAGAGTAAATAAAGTTCCGGTTTCTTTATTTCGATGTAGTATTAGGGTAGATGGAAGTAATGTAAAGTCTTCCTCTCTAATAACATTGTAACTCAAAATTAGTTCATCATTATCGGATGCATTTCTAAAAACAAATACACTATCGTTTGTTATATCATAGGTGCTTCTAATAGTCTTTAATGTACTTTCTATAAAATGCGGGTGGCAAAAAGTACATAATAATTTTGTAGGTTTCCTCTCAATCATGCTTTCATGTTTTCCAAATCAAAAGATTTCATGTTAAAATAGTTTTTTCCAATTTTCACAGATGAGTTAAACCCAGAATCGTTTATAATCTTTTGTATTCCCCTTAATGTTTCCAATCCATCTTCTCTGTCAAAATCTAATAAGAAAGAATCATACACATATAATACGATTTGCGTTTTTTTCGACTGCAAATATACAATAATTTTATTAATAATGTCAAAAAAATGTTCAACTTCCATTAATTGTATAACATAAGAGAATAATTTTCCTTTTGTATAGGAATAATCGTCTTTTAAATTCGATAGTTTTAAAGTTCTTACGCAATAAGGAACAACAACTTCTTTATCTTGAACCATTTCACTATATATCGAATCTCTATATTTATACAATGCGTTAAAGAAAGGAATCTTTTTAGCATCCCCCCTTTCAGAATAAATATTAGAAAAAGTCATTTTTTTAGCTTCATCATATTCTTGCGGGGATATATTATTCTTCTTAAAATAAATCTTTGCCAGATACATGTGAACATCTTCTTCTTCTAATTTATACCCAATGGCCTTTGCAATCAAATATAAATGAAATGACTTAATATCAAATTCTACTAACATCCCTCTATCATGCCTAGAAATGAATCCTAAGCGATGTTTTTCATCTTTTGGTATTGCGCTAAGGTTAATGCCATTACATGTCCCTACGGGCCTTCCTGTGGCATTATAGAGCATGTATTTAGGATGTAATAAAGATGTTGTTAATTTTTTATTGTAGACTTCATTTATTTGAGGAATGTCAATGCATATTCCATTATCTCTAATATGATTTAAAGATGATAGAATAGATGTATATTTTTCAATGACAGACGATTTCTTATCCAATGTGCTTAAATAAGATAACTGATTATTAAAACATCTTAAGAACATGTAATATGGAATATAGATGTTATAGGATGTTGATGGATAATAAAATCTTTTGAACTTAGATGTAAAAGAATATAAATCCTCTAAGTAATCTGTATCTCCTTTGTTTAGCCAATATAGTAATGGAAACTCGGTTGAAAACTTACTGGAGAAATAATAATCAAAGATATATTTAGATGACGATATTACATAATTAAATGATAATAATGTCTGTAATGTTTCTAATGTTATGTTTGATTTAAATTCTTGATGTTGTAATGCTATTGAATATGACTTATTTGATTTGTAGTCATGTATAAATAACATAGATAGCCCCTCCGAAAAATTTGACATATCTTTCGGAATAGGAAACACAAAGGAACCTGAAAAATTAGTTTGGATCTCCCTTAGTTGATCCTCTTTCTCAATAACCATCATTTATATAAAACTCATTATAATTTACAATAAACCTCTTAAGTCCTGGAAAAGTTGTATCCGCATTTAAAACTTCATTTCTGTTTAATTGCGCTACTTGAACTTTGTCTCCGCGGACTTTCCAATAGATTTCTGCAAATATAAGTCTATTTTTGTTATCCTGCAAGTTTTTAGCAGAAAAATAATCATCTTTACTAATTTCTGTTATAGATGTTACTGGTTTTATTCGTTTTTGGTAGAAATATCTTTTAAAATAAAGGCCCTCTTCTTCTATTTCTTCTTTAGTTGGGGTATACGGATTTATGTTTATGTACTCTACCATGGGCTCCGAACCAAGAGAAGAATATACCCTCCTCTTAAATTCGTATTCTAAAAATAATCTTTTTCTCGTATCTTTCGCGTTTATTCCTGCGTAAGGTATTCTGTTAGTATAGAAATAATATCCTTTATATGGCATGTTATTTTCATCCCATAGAAAACCGCCTTCTGTATAAAAAAAATTAGCCATGATTATTTTAATTTTTATACTGTATCAAAAACTACCTCCTGCTCCTCCTCCGGAGCTTCCACCTCCTCCCCACTTTTTAGACCCTCCTCCCGGAGTTACATCCTTACCTGATGATTCTTGCAAATCACCTCCTGGTCCTATAACTTTTGTACCGGTAGGAATTACTGTACAAATACAATCTAAATCTGTTTGCCAATCTTGATTTTCTACTACATGATGTACTCTAGTTACAACAAAGGCAATATTTCTGTCCGTAGTGAAGCTAGATGGTACTGTATTACTATTTACATGATGTCCTATTCTCCATCCTCCAACGCCATCCATTTTTACCCCCATTTTCATTAACCATAAATATTGATTGTTTTCTACTAAAGATTCTGTAGATCTTCCTCTATTTAAACTAGATAATAAATTTCTAGCTGCATCACAAGTTTCGTCACTATAATATGTTCTAGGCATTAAATCATTATAGTAATTATTTAAAAGTTTATTTGCTATATTTTTTAAATCAAAATTGCTCAATCCGTCTTTAGAATTACCTGTGCTTATGGTGTAACCTGGCCTAGAGGAGTTAAATATATTCTTAACTAAAGAAGCGTGCAAGTCGGTAGAAGGTAATTCTGCTGTCATTTGTAATTCTCTAGTTGATCCATCTCCATTAAGCGTGTCGAATTTCCATACGTCAAAGTATTCTTCTACAAAGGTAGCGGGAACTATTTTTAGTACTTTGTGATTTCTTAAATCGTCATTTTCCTGCCCTCCGTCATCTTGTACTAAATCTAATTGTACAAAACCTCCTGTACATTGACTGATTACAGTAAATAGATTTTTTAGAAATCTGTCAACTCTTAAGTATTCCTCTACAATAAAATCATTTTTTGGATTTGCTGCTGGGGAAGGTTTACTTACGTTATGCATATTTGCTTGTAACGCGTCCCAAATTACATTCCGGTGAATTAATATCTTCCTATAGTCTATATAGCTCCCATAATGGGATTTAACTCCATCAAAATATCCTATTACATTCTCGTAATTTTTACCTTTACTTCTATCATTTTTATAAGTATAATTACCCGCTCCTCCTCCTAATATTAATATTTTCTTAGGGTCACAAGATCTTACGGTAGTTTGATTTCCGCTAGACACAGTAGAACATCTAGGTTTCGCGGCAAATCCAATATATACATCCTTTACTTTAGAATCTAAATCTGTATATTTCTCGTAAAATGGATATAAAGAAAACTCATTTATCAATCTATCTACAACGTACTGTAGAGTAAAGAATTCATCTGTAGTTGTTTGAGCGGAAGGTATTTCCTCCGGATCTGGACTTAGGGTCTTGCCTTCAACAGGTTTATATACTATTATATCATATTTAGTTAGTGTATTTCTAAAGTTTAGATATTGTATATTGGGTACTACATCATCGGCATAATTATTTATGGTCTTGTATGGAATAATGTCCCCATCTGCTATATCATCGGTTAAAAAAGCACCTGATTTTTGAGCGTCATATAGCATGAGTTCGTAGTATCCTGATACGATTCCCGGTTCATATTTCTGAAACCATGATTTATGATTTTTATACTCTAAACCTGTTTCCTCCCATAATCCCGATATTCCAATGTCAATAGTAGAAAAAACTTCACCAGGGCCTATAGCCTCAAATGATAACTGATAATAATTTTCATTAGTACTTTGCCAAGTGCCATAAGCTATAAAACACCCGGAAACAGTGTACGATGGACATCCGTCAAAAGGTGCGGCATAACCCATGGTTATTGATAATTCATTTCTTGGGTCATTTATACAAAATATCTGTGAGTATTTTAAAAAATCAGACATACTATATACTTCGATAGTGCCTCGAATTCTCATAGATAAATTTACAAGAGATGCATCGTTTCCTATTCTTTCTATTTCAGCTCGCACTAAATTAGGCTTAGGTTTTAACGAGGTTGGATTGTATGTTTGTTTAAAAGTATGTTCCCTAGAAGATACAGTCACGCCTTGTTTAGTTATAAGACAAAATGCTGTATTTCTAGTTTTAGGTTTATAGTAATCCGGGTTTGAGTTTTTACTAGGATTTGAATTACTTCCTTTAGCATAAAGTCCATATCTACTTCTTAATACGTCTAGTGTTTTTTCCGGGATAGGTCTTCTAAAAGGAGGTGCCATTTATTGCTTCTTTTTTTAAGTTTTCTAATTCTAACATGTCTAAAGGAAATGGTATTCTTAGTCTAATCCCAATTGGAGGTACTATAGTTCCCTTTCCTATATCATTTTCGTTAGCTATTATCCACCAATATCTAGGGTCTCCATAATAGTCATTTGCTAATAAATCTAACCTATCCCCTGCCCTAGAATATATGTAAAAATCACTCGTCTTAGCAGGTATTCTGTAATAATAAGTTGTGCTAAATCTTCTAACACCCGATGCTTCTTTTATTACATTAGTTATTTCTTCGTATCTATTCATTATCCAAAAAAGTTTGATGATACTTGAGGTTTTACTTTTCCAATATATCCTATTTCCATAGACACATTTGTAATCATGGGCAATTCTTTTTCTTCATCCCATACTATAGTGGCATTATCCCATTCAAATGTTAATCCTTTTATATAACCCATTTCATTAGTATATAGTTTACCTATAGAAAATTTGACATAAGATCCTACATAAGGTCCATTATATGTAGGGAGTGCTAACTTAGACAATTCATTTAAATTTGATAGAACCGTATTTATAGTTAATCCACTTGTGATTGATTTATATGTAATATTAGCTACACGAGTAGACAAAGATGAAGGTACAGATTGATCGTTTAAGTTTAGTGCTTCTTGTCTTGTAGCATATTCAGTACCACTAGCTCTTTGTATAGCTCCTCCAATATTAACTCCTTGCTCTCCTCTGATATTAGTTAAATTACTCGTTGAAGGATCTACTAATATCCTGCTTCTTTCTACTCCATTTCTAGTTCTATTAGCAGATTTCAAAGACAATCTTCCGTCTAATGGGTCCTCCGTTAAATCAGGTCTAGGGTCTAGTTCACTTTCTACTACTACAGAAAAAGATAATGAGATAGTCCTACTAAAACTCCTATATAGTATTTTTGCATCAGCTCTACCTATATCTAATCTTTCATCCCATTCAGGAGATGAAGAATCTGATAT